GACAAAACAGTAGAAGACCTAACTAGAGACGAGTTAGTGCAACTACTGTCCGACGTAGACACTGATGGACTACTAAGAGCGCGGATTAATGGACTATCCAAACTCTCAGTACCATTAGATGAACTAAAAGAAGACGACGACGGACAGTATAGTGACGATGAGTTCACTAAGTTAGTACAAGATAGAGCGCAGTATTCTAAACTGTCTGACATAGAGAAAGAAACCGCAGACCGTTGGGCAGATGTAGAAGCACTGCGTAGACATTATGCACTATTTGAAGATTTTCTACACGATTGTATGACAGAGCTAATGGGTTTCAAATGCTCTGATTTACAGATTGATATAGGGCGATTCTTAGAATCCGATGTAAAATATGCAATGGTACAAGCACAGCGCTCACAAGCAAAGTCCACCATTGTCGCTATATTCGCAGTATGGCAATTGATACACGACTGTAAACATAGAGTACTTATTATCTCAGCAGGTAGTGAAGTAGCTATGGAAATAGCAAATTGGGTTATCCAAATCATCTTAAATTGGGATATATTGGCGTGTTTAAGACCCGACAGGCAACATGGAGACCGTGCGTCGAGTAAAGCCTTCGACATCAACTGGCAGCTAAAAGGTGCCGAGAAGTCACCTAGTATAGCCTGTATAGGAATAACGGCTAACATGCAAGGGCGGAGGGCTGACCTGTTGATACCAGATGACATTGAGTCGTCGAAGAACGGAACAACAGAGATACAACGTGCAGCATTAGAACACCTATCAAAAGATTTTACCTCTATTTGTCAGAAAGGTAGAATAATATACTTAGGTACACCCCAAACGACAGACTCTATATACAAGAATCTGCCAGAACGTGGGTATATCATAAGAGTATGGACGGGTAGGTTCCCGACAGAAGAAGAAGAAAAATCCTACGGGGACACCCTAGCACCATATCTAAAAGACCTAATGGACAACGACCCTAGCCTACGAGTAGGTGGTGGTATAGATGGTTCAAGAGGCAAACCGACAGACCCAGTACTATTAGATGAAGAAGCATTAAGTAAGAAGGAACTCGACCAAGGTCAGGCGTACTTTAACTTACAACATATGCTGAACACTGAGCTATCAGATGCACTAAGACACCCATTGAAAACTAAGAACTTAATCGTAATGAACTTCGGTACAGAGCGAGCAAGTGGCGAGATAACATGGATGCCAAGTCCTGATAGACAGATAAAAGTACTAGGATTCCAATGTAAACCACAGTTATACAGACCATTCTCAGTCTCCCCAGAAACGTATGAATACGAGGGTAAACACCTTTATGTTGATACCGCAGGTGGTGGTAAGAACGGTGATGAAACAGTGGGAGTAGTTACATACAGCTTACATGGCTATGTGTTTGTAGCGGAGATACTAAAACTACAAGGTGGTTATAGTGACGGAGTATACACAGCACTCAGTAAACTAGCTATGCGACACGGGATAAACTCTATTGATGTAGAGAAAAACTTCGGTTTTGGTGCATTTGCAGCAGCATGGCGACCAGTAATGCAACGCATGTACAAAGAATCTGGTTTTGAAATGTGTCCTAGAATAGAGGACGTATGGGAGTCAGGTCAGAAAGAACTACGAATAATTGATACATTAGAGCCTCTCATGGCTAGACACAAGCTAATCGTACATGAAGATGTTATTCAATATGACTTAGACAGTGTACTAAAGTACCCAATTGACGTAAGAGAGACATACAAATTCTTTCACCAACTATCAAAAATAAGTCGAGACAGAGGCTCACTGATACATGATGATGCTATAGACGCATTGGCAGGTTCAGTACGCAGATGGGTAGACCGTATGGCAGTAGATGAAAAAGTACGTATGGAACAAAAAGAAACTGATGGAAACATAAGCTTCTTCGCAGAGTGGGGCGCTAACATAGGTTCCGATACACAGTCGTTAGGTAACATATCTAACCGATTTAACAAAGCTACGAACAGACGTAGACGATGAAAAAGGACACAACGATGACGCAGACTACGCTAAATTTAGCAGACCAAAAGCGTTTAGACATTCTTGACTTACCAAGAGATAAGTTTCACTTTACAGGAACTCTAAGAACAATCTTAGTTAAACTAACTAACTTTGTACGTAAAAATCCTAGACATGCGGAGTACTTAATCGCAGTTCTAAGTGCAACTACTACACATGTGAAAGAGAATTACGCAATTGCAACAGGTGAGAAAAAGGTAAAAAGGGAAGCTGTAGAAGCCCCTAAAACGCCCGATTTGACCATAAAAGAAAAGTTGACCCAATTGCGCCTACACGTTGAAAATGCTGACGATTTTGCCGCTGTGGAAACATTAGCAGGTAAAGTTAAGCTAACATTGGAAACCCAAGATTTTGATGAAGCCAAAGCGGTTACATTAGTGAAGTATGACGAAATGATTGCCAAGCAGGGTTAATCATGGAAAGACGAGAGAATGTTCAAATGCCTTTAAAGAGTGCTTTACCAACAGCAGCAATAATTGTATCCCTAGCAGTAGCATTGTTTGGTAACGGGATTGTTTCAGATGGATATGACCAGACGGTACAAACTAATGTGTCACTCGCCACAATCAAAACAACACTAGAACATCAAGTCGAAATGCAACGTCTGAGCTTAGAAACCATTAATCAGGTTAAAGAAGACGTTAATGAACACGGCATGACTCTATACACACATGACTTACGAATTAAGTCACTAGAAAGCGTACATACAACGAAGAAGGAAAACTAACATGGCTAATAACTTAGGCATTACAGAGGTAGCGGTAGCTGCTTTGACAGACAGTGCCGCAGCGCACAACTTATATTCAACACGACCAAGCCAAGCAGGTATTGGTGGTTCTTTAGTAATCCGTGTAACAGGTCACGATGACGATACTGCGTTAGAAGCAGATAACCCAGACTTAATGGCGTTATTCCATTCACCTCAGTTTGGTCAACCTTGGGAGAAGCAAAAGCACTCATTGAAGAAAGTTCGCTTTCATGGTGGTGTAGATGCCGCTATTGCAGCTTGCCCAACAGACGTAACGTTAGCATTACCTAACTACGACTATACTACTTTTTAATATACCTAATCGAGCAGCTACATTGTGGTTGCTCTAATCAAGGATAGACTATGAGTAATCAGTTTAGTAAGATAATAGAAAGTGGCACTTGGTTATCTAGGTTCTTAGATACCAATGGTGATAGTTCAGGTGCTATAGAACAAAATGTAGATGGTAGTGTAACACCAATAACATTTTCATGGAAAGTACCCGTGGGTTACCACCTGTTTGTGTACAGATTAATAGCCACTATACAAGACGCAGGTTCGTTTGATGCTGACAAATACGGTAATGGTTTAGTACTAACTAATGGGTTAGACTTTGGTTCAACAGACCCAGAGGGTGTCTTTACATCTGCAACACCACAATTACGTATAAAGACCAATTCCGATTGGGCATCATATTCGTATGATTTAACAATACACTCACAAGGTCAAGGTGACTCTATTGCAGTTATTAGGTACACCTTCTTAAACGACGGTAAACCTATACAACTTACACAAGAGCAGTCGTTCGTAATAATTATAAACGATGACTTGACTCCACTGAACAACCACAAAGTAAGAATAGCAGGTGTATTAGTAAAAGTAGATGTACACGCACCTAAGTTACCTTGGGAATAGGAGAACAATATGATTAAAATTAAGGGGCTAAAAGATGGCAATATGGCCGATTAGAGCGGACGGCTCTGCTACATTTAATGATGCCGTGTCTGCTGGTGCTTCTGGCATTGATGACGCTTCCACATCTATGACGTATGCAACAATGATTGCAAACTTAGCAGGGCAGTTAAATGATGGTGATTCTATATTATTTGGCTCTGGTGGTGGAGTAATAACAGCAACAAGTAGCATTATATATAGTAAAGACGATATAACCATTTCAGGTCAGGCTGATGCTATACCCACGCTTGACATGGGTGGTTTACATAGGATAAAGCCGTTAGAAGCTGACCGAAGCAACCACAATAATTTTATACTTAAAGTTCCTAATAATAGTGGTATAGAATGGCAGTCATTGGGCAATGGTAACGATTTTACAGGAAAGGTTTTTAATGTTTACGTGTCTGGCAGTAGTAACCAAGCGTTCAGTGTAGAGCCTGCTGCAAACGACACATTTCATATAACCGCCGATAAGGTTGTTAGTGTAAATAACATAGATGATGGTTGGTCTATGCACACAGGCGCTACAGCAACAGTAACTAACTCTATTTTTTCAGGTAATCATCAAGGGTTAGGGTGTATGCAGGGTTCCAGTACGACAATGAAAAACTGTGTATTTCTTTCAAATACCACAGGTATTAACTCTGCCGATGTATCTATGGATTTTGACGCTGATGGCTCGTTAGATGTGACTTTGATTGATTGTTATATTGATGGGAATATAAAGACAGCTCCGTCAACCAACGCAAGAATACCAACTCTTACAGTTAAAGGGTGTATATTTATGGGGAATTACGTTAGCTCTAATTCTTCGGTAGATGATGCTATTGTGAATTTAGGCACTACAGTAGGAAGGACTATTAACTCAAGCTTTGATAACTGTGATTTTTTTAGAAGTATAAACGGTAAGTTTTTGATGTTATTAAGGGGTGACAATGGCTCACATAGCATAAATAACTGTAGGATTAGCGACACCATAAAAAACACTCAAGATTGTATATTTACAGAAAACTCAAGCACTACAACAATATCAAACAACTCCTTTGTCCATGTAGAAACGGCATTCGCTAATAATGGAGGAGCAACAATCTCAAACAATAACTTTATGGATGTTGGTGATATTGGCGGCGCAGGAGCAACAATTACAGGTAGTACTTTTAAATTTCCTAGCAAGCTATTCAATCCTATTTCAAGTGTTAGCGGCGGGATGATTAGACCACTACTACGACAACTACTGTGCTAGATAAGAGTACTCCATTAACAATACAGGACACATTATGAGTTTAGAACATAACGTAGCTAAAGGTGTAGCCAGAGCTAGTTACGCACTGCTAGTTGATATAACTAGTGGTAACGTGACACTCTCTGTGTCAGCGCAAGGGTCATCCTTTATAGACATACCAAACGCAACTTGGTCATCTTCAACAGTAGTATTAGTAGACTTACCTACTTGTGAAGTAAAAGCCACAATAACTGGCACAGCCCAAGTAGAACTACTTAAAATCGACTACAAGTTATAAATAAGGAGGACACATGACTATATTAGTAGAACAAGTTAGACAACAACTCAATGAACATATAGAGCTACAACCAAAAGTTGCTGCACTATTTAATTGGGGAGATGTCAAACCTGACTTACCGAAGTTTGAGCGTTTAATTACAATCAAATACGGTAAGCGTGTGTCACCTGATACACAACTAGAAAAGATACAGAAAGAACGTTACAAACAGAAAGTATCAGAGGGTAAAGCTCGTAACATTATAGACAACAGTTGTTACAGTAAGGAGCTAACAGAAGATGCAAGCGGAGTAATAAGAGGTGTTGTAGCATCATTCGATGTAGCATCCACTCACAATGGCTCTAAGCTACTTATTAGCATTATTAAATCTATCCTTTATGATATGCCATTTATATCTAGTAAAGCCATAGAATTGGATTACAGGCTGTCTCCTGCTCATTCTCGTAGGTATTTATCAGCTATTAAAATATTATTGCCTATATTGAGCAAACCTGAGAACCACAGGGCAGAAAATAGTGCTATAAAAAATCCTTACGAATCAATGATATAAACCGCTCCCTATAATATACGTAGGCGCGAGCAGAGGGGTAATTTCCGATGGTACGACTAATAACTAATCTATTCTTTGAGTTCCTTAAAATAGTATTTACATGTTTGTTTATAGTAGTACTAACAACATACATAACTATTGGTATCACATGTGGCTACATAGGTACAACATGCAGGACACTACATAGACAGTACATGGACTCTACACGACCAAATACAAGACCCAAATACTAGAAACGGGTGAGGTATATGGAGGGCACTAGGAAGTGATACTGAAATACTACAAATTACATTGTTATACGGGGTGGTACTCCCGTCTGTATCCAAATATCCATTGTCCCCCATGCGGTCTATATTAAACTCATTTGTAATCAGCCTGTGATTCATCAATAAATAACATATGACCCTATTCTGGCTCTCTGAGGAGCTGTGAGGGTGATTATAGTGTGGTCACGTTGGCTTAAGAGGAGATATGTCTTTTTCCTCCTAGCGTATAACATCGTTATCATGGTGTGGTCATGGTGTGATTATGGTGTGTTCTCCATACTAAACTCATTGTAGTCACTTGTTGTCCTATTGTAGCCACTGTGGCTCGTTCCTCACCATTGTCTTATTGTTGTAATCACCTTTGATTACCTAACATTAAGGAGTCTATTATGACTTTCAATCAATTCTATACTAAGCTTACTCAACATGACTGGTTCTACGCATTCAGTGACGACAACAGTGTATATCGTAGAGGTAACGCTAATGAATCAGAACTACAAACTATAGCTAACGCACATGACTTCTGTATGTTTATGTACTTGCATTTCATTGATGTACGTGATGGTGGTATCAATAACAAAGAAGTTGTACAGCTAACTATTAAAGAGTTACACACTCAGTGGTTAGGTGAAGATACAAGTACTATAGAAGTTGGTAGTGAGGTAACGTACTCAGGTGTTCCAATGTTTGTTGGTTCTACATTTACTGTTACTAACATAAATGGTGATAAAGCTACCATAAGCATACCATTCACACAGGGTTCACGTACTGGTAACTCTTACACAACTAATCAAACATATACTGTACCAGTAGCAGACTTGGAGTTAGTATAATGAACCGTAATCAATCAGCTACTCACACATTTAAACAATTATATGGTTATAACAAAGGAGTAAAGAACATGAATACATCTAAGATGAAAGCAGCTAGAATGATAGCTTGTTATGGTGCACGTAAACAAACAATAGCACGTATCATTGGTGCTAGACGTACAACTAAACTACTTAAATCAATAGTACAACCAGACTGGCGTGGTCGTGTGTACGTAGAACAGTTAGGAGAATAACATGACCAAATCAAACATAGTACTTACAACTCTTGTACTCTTTCTACTCGCAGTGTTAACCATTAGCACTGAGGAACCACAATCAACCAATTATGATGATATGAAACAATGGGTAAACAAAGTAGCACCTCTCGCATCTAGTACATGTAAACATGGAGCTACTTTAGTACTCTTGGGACGTAATGATGAAACAATTCAATACGAAGCAGACTTTGGCAGATGTATGAGACAAGTCGTGCACAAAGTAATAACACAATAGGAGAACATTATGAACTACATCGACATTATACAGCAAATGGATGCACAACTTACGTACTTAGATGGTGTTAAACGAGGTCTGGTACTACTATCAACACACTATAACTGGTGTCCAGATGATTGGGAGATAGAGTACGATGATATAGGCTCTGACTATAGGTTATTAAAGACAACTCTAGACCACTTAAGTAAACAGTAACACAAGATAACGGAGTGCATAATGCCTAACACACACGGCTGCACTTCGTTCCGCATAACACCACGAAATAAGCAAACAATTACAGGTATCAACAAATGACTTCTATCAACTTAGTACAATCAATCCAAACTGAATTAAACAATACTTCAATCAACCAAGAGGTTACAGCTCAACGTCAAGAAGCAAAAGATAGAATCGGTGCATGGCAAGGTGCACAAGCAATGGTTAACGCTATGTTACACCTAATGCCAGTATTAGTAGGTGGTGAAGTAACCATCAAGTATAATGACGACCGAGGTAATGAGTCATTCAAGAGTGAATCAAAGAATGATATCCTTTGGTTAATAGCTCTACAATCAACACTAGAGTCAGGCTTTATCACTAAAGCAGGTCTAGTAGCATTATTCCAACAGTGGGCTAAAGACCACGCTAACACCAACTGGTCAGATAACAGTTGTAGAACAGTAGTAGCAGGCTTTGTACTAAACATGCAAAAGCATTGTGTAATCAACTACACAGCTACTAAGATGTCAGTAAATGGTGCACCAATCACAGCTTATGAGTGTACACCAGAAACAATCACTGAACGTAATGAGTTCATTACACAACTACGTGATAGCAGCTCTATGGTATGTAAGCCAATGCTATCTAAACCTCTTAATTGGACACACGCTCGTAAAGGTGTTGGTGAAGATGCCAACATGGGACTAATCAAAGGTCAAGTTGATAACACAAAGGTAATGAGTGCTAAAGTACTTAATGCTGTAAACAAACTACAAAGTGTTAAGTTCAAGATAGCACCATGTATGATTGATGCTGCTTACTTATTACTTGATAACCCTGAACTCGTAGATAGTACACTTGAAGATACTCGTATGTATGAAGAACTAATCAAGTTCCATAAAGACGAGATGTACTTCCCAGTAACAATGGACACACGTGGTCGTATGTACTACAGAGGTGGAGTTATTACACCACAAGGTACAGACTTCTGTAAAGCAGCATTCCAGTTCGCTGAGTCTAAACCATTAGGTGAGTCGGGCTTTGAAGCTATTGCCATACACACAGCAGGTACACTTGGTTATGATAAGGTATCAATCAACAAACGTATTGAGTTTATCCAATCAAATATAGATTGTGGTACATTCGCACAAGTTCATACATTCATGGACGTACAGCGTCTATTTCCATCAGCCAGTATATTCCAAGCTACAGTAGCAATACTTGAAATCAATCGCATCCTAGGCCATATCGACAGTGGTCGTGACCCACAAGATATTAGAAGTAACCTAGTATGTCACCAAGATGGTACATGTAACGGTTTACAACACATGGCTGCGATAACAAAGAATAGACAAACAGCAGAGACAGTCAATTGCACAAAATCCTCTCGTGATGATACTCCTAAAGACATTTACGGCATGATTGCAGATTTTGCAGCCGATAATACATCTGGTGAAGTTTCGGCTTTAATCACTCGTTTTGGGCGCTCTATGGCTAAAAATCCTGTGATGATTACCTCTTATGGTGCAGGAAAAGAAACGATTAAAAAGAACACAGTCGCATACTTAGCTGATAAGAATATACACCAACATGGTGATGCAATAGGCACAGCTTATAAAGATGCAATCAATACACTAACAAGTGCAACACGTAAGTTCACAGACGCAGTAGAAAGTCGCATGAAAACAGCGATAGCAAGTGGACAAGAAGTATTCACATGGACTACAGCAGACGGGTTCGTAGCAACAACTGAATACCGTGACCTTGAAGCCAAGCGAGTACGTGCTGGTAACTTTAACGCAATCAAACCAGTAGACATGGAACTAGATGAAGTTAAAACATCTGGTGCAATGGCTCCTAACCTGATTCACTCAATAGATTCAACACACTTACGTATGGTTGTAAATGAATGTGACCATGACTTAGTAACAGTACACGATTCAATAGGTTCACACCCAAGTGATTTCTTCACAACAGGTGAGAGTATCAGAACACAATTTGCAGCAGTACACGCGTATGACGCAATTGGTAACTTGTTCAGTAACATGAAAGCAAGACCAGTATTATTCATTGGTGACTACAGTGCACAAGAAGCACTAGAGTCTACTTACATATTTAGTTAATCAAACAACCAACCAAACAGGACACCATTATGAAAGTATTTAACGATGTAAACAAAACACAAGCACTTAATCAGAAAACTAACAGAGACGATAGAATGCTATGAGTAAATCAACATATAAACCATTTAAGAACAATCCACTACATGCACCACATGATGGTAAAATACGTGCATACGAAAGTGTACAACAAAACACATTAATGTATGTACAAAATGGGGAAGGTGCACCATTCTTCCTCAGTACTACACAAGAATGCAAAAACGTTAAAGAGTGGGCACGCCATACATTAAACACTAATCAAGATAAAGCGTTTGATGATACACACACAGGTGGATGGAAACTAAAACGCACATGGTAACAACACTAACAGCAGTACAAATATT